ACTCGCTGGGCTGAATGTGCTTGATTGCGAAGCCGCCGATACCAATATAGGGATAATCCCTACACAGGCGCTTGAATTCGTCAAGACCGCGGGAACGGTGCCAGACAGGAATGCTCTGCTTGCCTGTTTCAGCTTCAAGGCGGGCCCTCATGCGCTTTACTGCATCATAGCCTACGATGATATCTACATCCAACTCGAAGAAGTGCTGCACATCGTGGCGGTTGATGAAGTCGATATACCTGCTTAGGTACCCGTCCCAGTCTACCGGCTTTGATGAAGCCTCTACCCCGTGCATAAACGTGAATGCCCCGCTGTCGAGCAGGAACATCTTCCACTTCGGCATTTCCTCGACCTGCCACGGCTTGATATAGAAAAAGCTCTCCAGAACGTACTCCGGCCTGTTTTCCCGCACGATTTTCTCTGACGGGAATGTTCCCGCCAAACACAGCCTCATGTTTCAAACCATTCTCCGCAGTGCGGGCACTGGATAAGCTTAGAGCCGCTCTGTTGCGCCGTAGCGGGCTGAAAAGGTGCAGGCTGTCCAGATTGCTGGCTTTCGGGGTCCGGGCCTGTATCGGTCGCTTTGGGCGGCTGTTGGGCAGGCTCCGTGAAAAACTCCTCAAAATCAGAATCGTCCACATCCCGGAGCAGACCATCAAGTTCCACTTCGCTGAAGCCAGTGCTGCTCAGATCTACATCCAGCGCCTGCAATGCATCCATTTCGGCGCGGAGCACATCATCATTCCAAGAGGATGCCTCTGCCACCTTGTTGTCTGCAATGCGGTAGGCCTTAATCTGCGCATCCGTCAGGTCATCGACCCGGATGCAGGGCACTTTGTCCATGCCCAGCCTTTTTGCGGCCTCATAGCGGGTGTGTCCGGCAATGATGGTTCCTTTCCCATCAATCAAGATGGGCACCCGGAAGCCAAACTCTTTGATGCTCTGGGCCACCGGCTCAATGGCAGCTTCGTTGTTTCTGGGGTTATTTTCATAGGGATGGATCTGTGAAATATCCTGATACACTACTTGCTGATTCATCTTTTCTCCCTTCTTTGCTTTCCCCGCTGGCGTGGCGGGACAAATTGGGGAGCGGCGGTATCTTTCCTCCTTTCCGGGCATAAAAATACCCGCCCGGTGGCGAAACCGGGCGGGCAATGCGCTATGATTAGAATTTTACGGTATTATTGTACCACTTTTGCTGTGACACGTCCATGACATCTTTTTGACATCGGACTAAGACATTTCCAGGGCGTCGATCCCAAACATCAGCATCGAGATTTTATCCACCGCTGCATCATGGTCACGGTAAACCTGCCGGGCGCTCACGTTTTCCTGCGCCGCAATCTGCTCCACAGGCTTGGTGGTCTCGTCAATGTACATGGCCTTGATGATGCGCAGGCCCCGCTTCAGAGCTTCATTGTCGCTCTGGGCGCAGTAGGTTTCGTACAAGCCAAGCATTGCATCGATATGGCGAATCATGATTTTAGTGCGCCGGCAGCTGTTGCGGATGGATTCAACCGTAATGGCATTGTTCCGCTGGAGCATCATGTCCAGCAGTTCCAGTGCGGTTTCTTCCTCCTGACCATCATGTTCGCCAGCCTCGTCCGTATAGACCGCACCCGTGCAATGTTTTTTGAACATCCGGTAGTTCTTCAGGAGCAACTTCGTGTTCCGCAACCGGCGGTCACACCGGCCTGCGGCTTTACGGGCCTGCTCGGCCACAACTTCCTTTGCACCCTCGCGGGCAGCTTTGCGGGCAGTTTCTTCGATGAACGTCATCACATCTTCCGGGATAGTCATTTTGCGCATCCTCCTGTTCTACGTTGCCAAAATCCATCAATTTAGGTATAATAGAGTTGCTTTTCTCGGGGGATTGCGCAAGCAGTCCTCTTTTTGTTTGCTCAAATGGCTTTCATGCGGCGGGAGATCTCGTTCTGGCTCAAAACGGCCAGCGGCTGACGGGTAATGCCGCGCTCCGCAGCCATCTTAGCCGATACAGCTTCCATCGCCCGCAGCATATCTGCCCTCTGGGCTTCTGCGGAGCCGCCGGGCAGGATATGATCTTTGCTTTCCCGCATATCGTTGATTTTGAGTTCTTCCTGCAAAGCCTGTTCCGAACAGCGGCGAAGCAGTTCCATTGCATAGGCTTCACCGTCCTGCTCTACCCATCCGATGTACTGCCGGTAGTTATCCAGCGTTTCCTGCTTCAAGCGGGCAAGCCGTTCCTTGCCGAAGCCGAAGGTCAGGTGCGTTGTTGCCGCCATAACCAGCCAGGCGATCTCTGCGCCCTCGTTCTGGGCCATGCGGAGCTGCTCTTCCCTGCGGTTGCGCGGAGCCTTGGTCTGCGGAAGCCGGACCTCAAAATCACAGATGCCTTTCAAGTCCTCTCGCATGGCATCCGTTGCACTCTTGCGGTTCTCGGTCAGGATTTTTGTCCTATACCGCTGCTGAAACTCGTGCATCTCATTACAGGCCCGCTCCAAGCGTGTGGCTCCAATGCCCTCTTCCTGGTGCATAGCCACCACCATACACCAAGTGAAGATCTGCGCCGCTTTATCCCGTTCATCAGCCCGCTGCTGGCGAATGTTCTTCATCTGTTTTGCCATCTCCAATCTTTGCACCCGAAAATTTTTGCTAGGAATCTTCTCGCTTTGCCGCAGTCCCAACGGCTTTTGCACCACTGACACCGGCCATTGCACAGGAACGCCAGATGTGCTTTCATGTGCCCTCCTTTGCATTTTTGACCTTCGGGCCCGCCATGTGATTCACAGCCCAGGACCAGCCCGCCATGGGCAATGCGGCCACGATCAGGATAATTCCGGCCGCATCCACGACCATCGGACTAAAGAAAATTTCACGAATCAGATTCATTAGATTCCTCCGCATTCACTATAAGTCCCGAAATTCCAACGTTCTCTTTTGCATAGCCCACAGCTTCTTCTGCGGATACTGCCCACACATAAGATTTTTTGAGCAGTTCCCTATTACTCACTGGGGATCTATATTCCACTTTGTACTTATGAACTATTTTCCACTGCCGGCGAGGTGCCGATGTTCCCTGCCAATACGCTGCTACCAGTTTTTGCTCTTCTACGCATACCGGGCGCAGCATTCCAAAATTGGGGTGTTCATAAGCTACTTTCTGCAAGGCTTCTTCTACGGCTTTCGGAGTGTTTTCTCCACGAATCCATGCAGAAAACATACATTTTTCTGCCGTATCATTTTTTCTTGCTTCGATTGCGACCTCATAGTACGGCACCCTTATTCACTCCTTTCCTGCCCGCCGATTGAAGTACACCACCGGCGAAACACCGCGTTCATTACAGTCTTTGTTGCTGAAACTGACGATGGCACCGCAAGTTCTCTTATTGGTGCACCGAATACATTTCACGCCCGTACCACTCATAACTTCATAGGTAGATGCGCCGCAGAACGGGCATTCCTTGCTCTTAGGTTCAACGTGTTCTTTCATTTTTTCTCCTCAAATCTATTGCAAAACTCTGGGGGATCGTCAAAGGGTGGCAGATCCCAAAAATTGCAGACATATCTGCAGCACACATCGTTTTTTGCCCTTTTAAAGCGCAGATGGGCACACTTGTCACATAGTGGTGCTTTTCTTTTAGGAATTTCAGACGCAATGAGCACCCCAGTTGCATAGCTCACTGCCATAATCTGAAGCCACTTCAAAATAGTTTTGAAAATCTCTAATGCGGTCACTTTTCTTTTCCTTTCTTGCAGCACCCCATGTAATACTCTGTAGGCTCCCAGTCAGAAAGAACGATTTCTCCGATTTTGTCGCACCAGCTGTCACCCTCTCCGACGTACATACAATTGGGGCAAGTATCAGGATTACATACCCTCTGCGGCCTGTCTTTTCGACCCCAATGATGTTTCTTTGCCATCAGGATCCTCCCCTACGCACCGGCTTCTTGCCGTTCCCAGCAAACTTTTCAGGCCGTTCATCGCTCATGCCGCGGACCAGCACCCGTGCTCGTTGGTCATTCGGCATCTGGTAGATGCAGCCAGTCGGAATGTGCATATACAGGTCATTCAGGACAGCACGGGCGATTTCCGCTGTTTCATACTGCCCCAGACGATAGACATTTCCGCCTCCAGTGGGTACCGCCTTTATTTCATGCTCAGGACTCACATACACGCTGGTGCACTGGGCAATGTTCGTGATGGAGTCCCATTTTTTATTCATGACGTACATTCTGCATCCTCCACATAGCACCAGCTTTGAGGCGGGCGGCAAATGGAACATCCGTCGATTTTGCAAGTCGGTGGAACCATGTAGTGATAAGACGGTTCATAGTTTTCACAACGCCAATTTCCGCAAACACAATTTGATCTGCCCATTCTCAAAAAACCAAATCTTGAAAATTCATCAAGGTCTCTGGGCTTGTCATAAATCTTCAGGTCAGAGATGTGCCAGCCGTAGCCATTACAACCTTGCAGATATTTTTTAACGGTTTCTTCGGTCAGGCAGGCGGCTTGAAGCAGTGCATCTGCCGGTTTATACCACCCGTCCGATGTCAAAATGTTTATGTCCATCATCGTTCCGACGTGGACAAGCTTGTCGATTTTGTCGCAGGTGAACTCGCCGATCACTCTGCTGTCCATTTTCTGCACGCCAGCCTTGGGCGACTTCATAACCCAGCCATCGTGACCGGTGCAGTAGATGTACGCCTTGAACGGTGTTTCCAGTGTCGGGCGAGTCTTGCGCACCTCGACTTCCTTCATTCCTGCCCAGATCATCTTGCACCAGTTTGGCCGGATACTCAGTAAAACAGCTTTACTCACTTTGCACCTCCCCGCCATCCAGGTCGCCTTTGAGCTGTTCGAGCTTTTCGAGCACGATCTGCTGTACCTCTTCAGGCTTGCCGACGATCTCAACGAGCTGCGCCAGCATGATGTAAACATCCGCGATTTCTTCCCTGACGCTCTCGTGGGCGACCTTGATCTTCGCACCGTTGCGGTAGTTGAAGGTTACGGCCCGCTGGAGATTGCAGATCGCCTTCGTGAGCTCTGACATTTCCTTGATCGCCATCTGGAGCTGAGGGGCGGTGCCGTACCGATTGATCGCCCGCCGGATGGTATTCAGGCCATAATCAGGAATGGCCGGGATGCCTGCATCCTCGTACCATTTGAGCTTTTCCCGCAGGGTCGCATAAGCCCACAAGATCGTGTAGTGCTCTGCGATCAGTCCGTCAATGCTCTGCTTCGGGTCGTCGAAGAGGTGATCGGTCAGGCTTTCGGAGAGTTCCATATCGTTGCAGTTCAAATCGATGCTGCTGCCATGGCCCTTGACGAGCTGCCGCGCGTACTCGGTCAGCGCTATTTCAGGTTGCCGCAGCCATACCCAGCCGTCCTCGCTGACGTCAGTAAAGTTGAGGGCAGTCTGAAAATTGTTCCCCGGGTTGTCGGTCGTCAGCCTCGGAACACTCTTAATCTTTTGCTTATCCATTTGCTCACCCTTCTTTTTGAATCATCGTCATATTATAGCCGCTTTCCACAAACTTCACGCAGAGATCATGTTTGATTCCATTTCCGAGGTAAGTATAGATATCCGTCATTTCCTGCGTCGTAAAGTTCGTGCCCAGCAGTTTGTTGATGCCCTCAAAGTGAAGTTTTCTTTCCTTCGGGGAAATGCCCTTGATTGCGGTGCGTGTAAGCCACTCCAGAATTTTTGCTTTCAGTTGGTTTTCATCGGTTACATCTTCCAGTCTGAAATAGGAATTGGTTCTCTGGCTGAAAATGAGTTCGTTTTGCATATTCACAAACGACTGCGGGAATGCCGCCCGAATTTTTCCAGCCCACGGGGTATCGAAAATATTGAATTTTTCTACACTGCCCGCGGCTTCCGGCTCTTCTTTGGCAAGAAAGTCAATCGTATTTTCGACATCTGCCAGCGTGTGAATATGTCCCAGTGAACTTTCCATGCTCAGCACAGCTTTCAGCTGGTCAGCGTTAAGCGTTCTCATTTTTTCACTACCTCCTTCGGTGGCAAAGGCATCCACCCAACCACAGGAGAATCAACACGGTTATTGTAAACGTCATCCGGGTTGAAATAACGATATTCCCACCAGCCTTTAGGGATAAAGTAATCATCGCTTTCTTCATCGTAGGTTCCCCACTCGAAAATTTCTTCCCAGTAGAAAGCGCTCTTTTCGGACAAGACTGTGCCATCTTCGTAGTGAGCCGTCGTAATCCCATATCCACCGCAGGCGGTTTCAAACAGAATCAGCACATCCTCTTCGACTTTCGGGGGATTTGCTTCGGGATTTCGCCATTCCGGCCACAGGCTTACCGTGGACGCAGCCGCCACTGTTTTCTGAGCGTCTTTATAAGCCGCGCTGGCCGCAGCACTGTGTCCCTGCATCAAGCATTCCTTGCGGAAGAACCTCGCCATCAGGTCATTAGCATCAATCGGCCTTTTCTCGGTCATCGTTGCCGCCCTCCCTTACCTGTTTCATTAGCTCTGCAGCATTGATAACAACGCCATCGGTTCTCTCATACACTGTGCGAGCCAGTTCTTTGCCTTTATCGTCAATAGTGCTCTCAAAGGCATTGGCGGTAACTCGTAGGGCTGCAATTACAAAGGGAAGATCAATGTAGCAGTAGTCCTGGGAAACTTTGCTAATTTTACCAACAATATCGGTGAGCGCTTCACCAATGACGTTGAACGCTTCATCCGTCTTTCCTGCCAGCAATGCAGCTGAAACCCGAACCGCATAGGGGATTTTCTTCTTATCCATCGTTTTCCTCCTCATAAATGCCGAGCGTCATATCCAGTTCATACGGCGTATCTCCTGCGGCATCCCTATCCGGCTCAAGTTCTACGTTTAACGTCTTGTTCTTTACCGAGATGGTGAGTGCGCCGTTATTGAGTTTCACAGTGAAACTATCGCCATCGTTCAGTTTTTTGCCATCAGCCGCGTACAGCTCAAACGCAGCCTTGACCACGTCATTTACGCTGTCCATCAGACCTCTTTCACCCATTAGAAATCACCTTCATCTTCACCACATTGAATTTTTCATACTCCGGGTAGCAAGCTCTGGCCATCGCCTTAGCCCGTACAGCAGCACGCTTAATGCCCTTTTCATCGACAACAACGCACGGCAGGAGTGCAGAGCCACGTTTCCCGGATGCAGTGATAAGCATCTCATACTTTGCCATCGTCTCGTCCTTTCTCTGGTTTCGGCGGGTGCGCTTCGCTCTGGCGGTCTATATCACCATCCACGCAGCACGCCGCATAAATCAGAAGTGCAGCCATCACCGCCAGAACCACCAGCACAATCCAAAGCCACATTTTGCATCACCCTCCCAGAAGATTTTTCATCATATACCCGGCCATAGCCTGTGCATATGCCTGTTTAGGAACGTCCGCCGCACCATTCTCTTCCAGCAGCTCTTTGATGCTGTGTTCGCGTCCTGCGCCGTCAATGGCCCGAATCTGGTACTGCCGCGATTGACCGTCATCGTTTTCTTATCGCGCGGGTGGATGCCGAACGGAAGCTGGAAACCTTTCTCAAACACCCAGAGGTGATAGCAGTCGCAGACGTCCACCAGCCGGTCCTGCGTTGGGAACACTTCGACGGCAACTCGCTTCTCGCCGAACAGGTCGTTTTTAATTTCCATCTTGACGGCCCACGGGATATCCCCGCTGCCGTCACTCCGGCCAACGCCCTCTGCCGCCGTAATCGTGACGTGTTCGACCTTGCCCCATTCCGTGCGGAGCAAACGAGACATCACGCTGTACTTCTGGTCTTCGCTGATCCATGCCCGATCCATCTCCCTCATCCAGCCGTGATAAGGTACTCCCAGCTCTTCAGCTGCCTGTTTCGGGGTAATTGTTTCAGTCCATTTCATTTTTTCTGCTCCTCTCCAGCTTCTTTCATCAGGTATGGCGTGTCGCTCATGTTTCCAACCACTTTTCCAATGTAGAGCAACGCCCGAAGACAGCACGGGTTGTAGTCGCGTGAGTTCTTGCCGGCAATCTTTGCGTAGAACCCGATATGGCCCACGCCATAGGCAATGTACTCACCAAACTCCACAGAGAAAATCCGCTCGTTGGAGCCGGTGGTTTTGATGATGTCGCCCTCAAAGACCATCGTTCCTTCCATGTCCTTTACGCCAGTGCTCATGCCGATTGTAAAAGGCTTGACCAGATGGGCGTATGCCGGCTCTTGCTCGGAGTTGATGTACCAGCCCTCGCCCGGGCGACTGTTTTTCACACCTGGGGAGCGAATCAGGAATCCTTCATGCCAAACGCCATCTGCAGACTGCCCGCGAAAAGTTCTATCCTGCATCATGCTTCACCCCTTACCTTAACGGGAAGCACCAGCGCTTCATACTGCGGTTCAATCAGCTTTACAGGGGACAGCGGCCCAACTACCCATGCGCTGACTTCGTCCTCTTCCATCGACTTCAAGGCCTCGCTCAGAAATTCAAGGTTGAAGCCGATTCGCAAGGGGTCTTCCAACTTTCCGCTAAAGGAAAACTCCTCATTCATTTGCGCGATCGTGCTGCGCATTGATGCTCTGCCGGTGCCGCCGGGCTCCAGGTCCATTACCAGAACGCTCTTTTCTTTTGCGTCTGCAGACCGGGCCAGCTTGACGCGACCCAGAACGCCCAGCAGTTCTTTTCTGTCAAGCGCAATTCGGGTTCCTTCATTTCTCTGGGCCACAACCTTACCATAGTCCAGAAACGGCTCCGCAATCAGGCGGGACTTCACCTCGAAATTGCTGTCACTGAAAACAGCCTTTTTCCGGTCACGCACAATTTCCACGCTACCATCCATAGAAAGCGTATCAACTGCCTTTGCCGTGGCCGCAGGAAGCGTAAAGCGAAAATCACCATCAGCTGTGCAATTGATTCTGGCAATCGCCATCCGGTATCCATCCAGCGCACAGATTTCCAGCACATCCTCGCCTTTCCGAGAGAAGCACAGGCCACGGTGCGCAGGGTGTTTTTCGTCCTTCGACACCGCATAGAGGACTTTGGAGATTGCCCAGCTTAAATCGTTGGCCCCCACGATACACCGCTTTGCATCATTGCCCGGGCCAGAAAACTCCGGGTAGTTCTCTGCCGGCGTTGTGTTCAGGCGTGCCCTGGCCGTGCCGGATTTCACGGTAAGGATTCCTTTACCGGCCTCGATGCTGATTTCCGGTGCTACCGTGCCGCTGATAAAATCAACACCGCGCGGTGGAACCACCACATCCTGCTCAACCGGCTTGGACAGACCAGCACGGACGCTCAGTTCCAGATTGGTGGCGTATGCATTGGAGCCGCTCAACAGGATTCCTGCATCATCGGTGCCCACCGCCCGAACCTCCGGCACCGCCGTGCGCAACTTGGAAAACAGCGCTCCAAGTTCGCTTCGCTCAAACTTCATCTTCCTTTTCTCCTTTCTCAAAGTGCTTCATGCTGAATTTCACATAGCATTCAGGGCACATATAAGCCACCCGCTCCGGGTTATCACCACGCTTTCTGCGCAGGAGCAGGGCGTACATTTCTTTCATGGGCTGGTATTTGCCACAGACCGTGCAGTGCTCCCACAAACGACTTTTCTGCACATCAGATGGAATTCTCTGAAGGAGGGGCTGCGGCTTCTCTCGCCGCATACTCTGAACGCCAACCACGTTTTCCATGCTGCTTCGCATGAACACCGGCGTTCCAGCTGCATCTGCCGATGTCAGAATATCCTGTATCCATCCAGCCTTTGGAATAACCTTTCCGGCATTTTGGCCTGTCTCCGCTCCAATAACTGCCCATTTCAGCTTTCGGAGCGTTTTTGTTGCATCGCCTTCAAACGGTCCGAGAAGCGGCTCTATGGCTACGAACGTGTTATACTTTTCGTTTGCCCACACGCTGTCCTCTTTGACCGTTGCGGTAGAGCCGTACCAGAAATTGTCTTTCTGTGGAAGTACCCCATGGTTTGCAAGGTTCTGATATCTCACCGGGTACTGCGTCAAGAAAATGTACTGGTGCTGGGGTGCCATTTCGGCCGCAGCGAATACCTGAAGAATCCAATCTTCCGGCACCCACGGTCCAAACAGGTCACCGTCCGTGCATACCATGATGGTTGAGCCCACCTTGACCTTTTGTGGCCAATCCATGCGATACTTATGTATCGTGGGCATAAATCCGGTTGGGTTGTTCAGAAAGCGGTTATTCGTGGCTTCCCATGGAGCGTCCAGCGCAAAGAGGTTCGCTCCGACCTGCTGAACCTTCGGACGTTCTGCAAGATTTCGTCTCCAGTCGCTGGCAAAGCGTAAAGCGCTCTTTTTTGCGTAGCAATATCGGCAGTCTTTCAGACATCCTGTCACAGGATTCCATGCGTAATCCGCTAATTCGTTTTTTGTTCTGTTCACCGATAGATCCTCCCCGACTGGCTGTCGATCAGGACAATGCGCTCTGCAATCTCAAACCCTGCGGCATCTGCCACATACCGCAGAACGTGAATAAGATCATGCACCCGTTTCTCGTCCTTCTGGATGTTATTTTCAGCACGCGCCCGGGTGGGATCCGGCGCACCGCTGGGGTTGTGTCCTTTGCGGGTATCAGGCATTGCTATCCCCCTTGTCCAGAATCATATAGTACTCGTACTGGGTGCCCGGGTTGGCGTTTGGACGGCGGCGCACGATGTCAACCCGATACCCCGCTTTCAGGAGCAACCGTCCCAACTCTAAGCGTTCATCTTCCGAGAGTCCTTTTGCCTTAGACGGCGCAAGGGAAAGTTCGATTTTAGCCAACACGCTTTTCTACCTCCATCAGGTCGTGCATCAGCTCGTCAACCAGCAACTTACCGGTATTCGCGCCTGTGCGAATAATGTTTCCGTTTTCCTTTAACTCTGCAAACTCCTGTGCACGGATTTCTTTGGACTGCTTTGCAAAAGAAATTTCCGATGCTGTCATTCGGCCTTGCACCACTTGCTGCCATTCCTCGATGAACGGCTTGGCATCTTCCAGATCTGCATACTGGTCGTTGCTATAACTGCGTTTCTGCCGAACTGTACCGCCCGGCTCCACCTCCAAGGTGTACCACGGCGTATTGGGGTCAGACTTCTTTCGCAGGAAGAAAATGTAGCTTTCCCGAACAGAAATACGCTCAAAGTATCTGGTTCCGCGCTGGATGCAGTGGTCAAGGAACTTACTCTCCTGCAAAATATCCTTTGCGCCCTCCGGCACCCGGATAATGTACTCCGCTCCATCGTACTCATAGATTTTACGGATCTTCTTGTAGATGTTTTCGATATGGAACTGCTTTTCCAGCTGTTCCGCTTCCCTTCTGATAGAGTGTTGCGTGCCTTTCATGGCTTCCATCCGGTGCTGTTTATTACGCTCCAGCACGAGATCATCATGCCGGCGTTTCAGGTCAAGCGGGAACATTACGCTTTCAAGCTGCATATTCATACCCGATTTCTCGGCCATATCCAAGTAGTCCGACCAATCCTGTGCAACTCTGAGAACAATGTGCCCATCGTATTTCCCGGTAACGCGCCTAGTCTGCTGGCGAAGGTACTTCAAGCTGCGTGTCATGCCGTATTTCTGCAAGGTATCGCACATTCCCATGACATCCTGAATCTGTTCGGTCATGGCAAGATGCTTGCAATCAATGGGCAGTCCCGCCTTTTTCCATGTCGCCGCCCACTTTACGCGCTCGAATGACTTTTTCTGTCCTTGAGCAACTACGGCATTCAGTTCCTGACGGTTCAAGCCGCCAAACACCCCGTAATAGGTTTTGGAGCTCAGCTTGATGCATCCAGCCGTCTTTGTTCCGTCCAGAATATCGGTCATAGCATCAAGCCAGCCTGTCTTCATCAGGCTTTCAGCCATCGGATATTTCAGTGTAGCTTCCCAGAAAATGATTTCCCAATAAAAGTTGAGGTCTTTATCCAACTCCCGCAGCCATTCGGTGTGCATTACGCCGTGCAGGTCACGCTCCACCTTCTCCCCGTAGTCAGCAATAATCGTAGGCTGCATATAGCCGCCGGGCGCAAGCAGAGCCGCGCTCAATCTTGAGTTCTGGCACATAACGTACTTTTGTTCCGTATAATGGTTCTGCCACCGTTTTTCCCAGCGCAGAATTTCTTTTCCGTCAGTCCACCAGATTCCCTCGGCGTAAATATTCATTTTTGCTTTGTGGTTGGCGAAACCAAAGTACACTGCATATTTTCGGAGCCAGACTCCGGTGCCCTGCTTTTTGCTCCAGACGAAAGTACGCTTTGCACACAGGCGCTTGGAGGAATACTGCGTGCCGCGCACAGTCATCTTCTTCCCGCAGCACTTGCAGATTTCGGAACTCTTATGTTTGAGTTTCCTATCCGTGAGGGTGTATTCACCTCCGCAGCTGTCACACCGGATCTGCTGAGCGGGAATGTACTTGCCAACGCCGCCGGGCGTCACAACGAGTTTCTTTGTGTTGGTTGCCCAGAGATACACCGCATCGTAGCACTCGGTCAAAATCTGTTTTTTCAGGTCAACTTCGGCAGGTTCCGGCACTTTTCTGAACCACTTTTCAGTTTCCTCGGCCTGCTGGGCGTTTCGCTTGTCCAGCCGCTTGCGTGCACGCGCTGTAAGTGCGCCATCCACAACAGCCATCAGATTTTCCCGGTAGTCGTTAAAATAGTCATGCAGGCGTTTGGAATCTTCGCTCGTTGCTGAAACATCTGCCCAGAAGAGGACTTTACCCGCCTTTTCCCAGATTCCTTTCGGGCTAAAGTCTTTCTTGAAGTTATTTTCAGGTTTCTTGCGCAATTCGCCAATCCAGTAATCACCGCAGAACCGCCATGTGGCCACGGGATTCTTGCACTTATCCCAGACTGCTACCGTCAGGGTTTTGCCCTTGATGTACCGTCCTTGGCCTTTCCCCTCAGCAACCGACACGCATAGACGGGCATCCAGATTTGGCCGCACCGGTTTCGGCGTGTACAACACCAATTCTTCAGCCTTTTTCATTCAGCGCACTCTCCAATCGTTCCACCGTGTATTTTTCTTCCGGGAAAACTCTTTCCCCGTCAATCTGACCGATCACCGCTACTGCCGATTCCCTGTCGATAAAACAGAGCCAATCCCCTTTTTGACCGGACATGGATTTATTTTTGCCATACGCAATATGAAACGGCCCCTTTTCCTCGTCCTCAAAAGATTCCGTAGGGTGGTCAAAAACGTACTGGGCATGCATCAAGAGAAATTCATCCTCTGACAGTCTGCGCAGAGGAACGATTTCCGTGCAACTGCTCCGGGTCT